GGGCAGCGCAGCCTCATTGACGCCGAAAAGCAGGACGTGCTGCAGTGGGTCATGGTGGGCGGCGAAGGCTTTTTGAAGCCTGCACCGGACGGCACGGGGCGGCTGGCCTACCATGTGGTACGGCGGGACTGCTACAACGTACTGGCCCGCGGGCCCCGCGGCATCACGGACGTGCTGATGAGCGAGCGGAGCCGGGCGGGCTCCGACTACTACACGCTGCTGGAACGCCGGACTGTGGATGGCAGCGGGTATCTGACCATCCGGTACAACCTGTATGTGTCGGAAAACAGCAGCACACTGGGGCATGAGGTACGGATGGACAGCCTGCCGCAGTATGCGGCGCTGGCCCCGGAGCACACCTACAGCGTGCCCTTCGGTGGGTTGGGCATGACCTACATCCGCATGCCGATGGCAAATAACGTGGACGGAAGCCCGGACGGCGTGAGTGTATACGAGGGCGCGGTGCAGCTGATCCACAATATCTACAAAAACGAGTACCAGCTGGGGCGCGAGTTCGAGCTGGGGCGCAGCCGGATCGTGGCGGGCTCGGATATGCTTATGACGCCGGGCCCGGAGGGCGGCGTGATGCGGCTGAAGGACGACGTGTTCGTCGGACTGGACGGAGACACCAGCGTGGGCATGACCATCTTCTCCCCCACGCTGCGGGATGAGAGCTTTGAACGGCGCAAGCAAAGCTATTTAAAGGCGTGTGAGAATATCATCGGCCTGAAACGCGGTATATTGTCGGACGTGGAGGCTGTGGAGCGCACGGCAAAGGAGATCAGCAGCAGCGAGGGCGACTATAGCCTGTCGATCATGGACCTGCAGCGGATGTGGTACGATGCACTGATGGAGACGCTGCGCATCACGGACCTGTGGGGCCAGGCGCTGGGGCTGTGCGACGCCCAGGCGGTGGACCTGGAGCAGCTGCTGAGCGTGAGCTGGGGCAACGGCGTTTTGTACGACGCAGACAAGGACTGGGCGGACACGCTTTCGATGGTGGAGGCCGGCCTGCTGAAGCCTGAGCTGGCGCTGGCGAAAAAATACGACCTGCCCTGTGAGACGCCGGAAGACCTTGCGGCCATCCGGGAGAAATATATGCCGGAGATGGTCCAGCTGACCGCCCAGGCCGGGCTGAGGTGACGCCATGGCACTGACGCCGGATGAGATCGACGGGCTGCGGGAATTGATCCTCGCTGTTTACGGCCTCGTCACGGAAGAGCTGCTGCGCGATTTGTGCCGGTGCATTACCGCCGCCGGACAGATATCGTCCGGCGATGAATACAAACTTCTGCTGGCAAAAAGCCTTGCGGGCGCGGACGACGTAATCGCGGACACGCTGCGCAGACAGACGGACCTCACCAACGACGCGGTGGATCAGCTCATGAGCTGGGCCGCGGAGAAGACCGCGCCGCGGGAGGAAAATGAAAGCCTGCGGAATATCGCGGAGGCCTACGTCAAGGTAACGCGCAAGGAGGTGGCCAACGTGCTGGGCCAGCTGGCCGCTGCGGATGTGGACGGCCGTGTGTACCCGATTAAAGATGTATACCGGCGCACGATGGACTATGTATTCCGCCAGGTATCCAGCGGCGCAAAGACGCCGGAGGAGGCTGTGCGGCGTGCCACGCTGCGGCTGTGGCAGCGCGGCATCCGCACCGTCGACCGCTCGGACGGGCGCACTTTTTCCGTGGAGTTCATGGCCCAGCGCGCCATTATGGCGAAGATGGGCGAAATGACCACGGCCATCAACGAGAAGCACCACGACGACGGCGGGTGCGACGGTTGGGAGATCAGCGCGCACAGCGCCAGCGCGCCGGACCATGAGCCCTATCAGGGGCGGCAGTACAGCGATAAGGAATACAAGCGGCTGAACAGCCGGCTGCAGCGGCGCATCGGCACGCTGAGCTGCAAGCACATCGCCTGGCCCATCAAGCTGGGTGTGGACAGTCCCCAGTGGACGGATGAGCAGCTGGCGGAGATGGCGCGGGAAAACGCGAAGGGCATCACCTACGAGGGCCGCCACTACACCCAGTACGAAGCCACACAGCAGCAGAAGGCGCTGGAGAACAGCATCCGGCAGTGCAAGGACCGTATTGCCGCGGCGCAGGAGGAGGGCAAGCTGGGCAGCGGAGAGCTGCGCAGCAGCCGCATCCTCCTGCGGCAGCTGAATGCGGAATACAAGCGGTTTTCGGCTGCGGCCGGGCTGCGCACCGCGCCGGAGCGGCTGCGGGCGGCGGGGCTGGGCCGGGCGCTGAAACCGGACGGCACGCTGGAAATGCCGCGTCCTGCGGGTACGCTCACAGGCAGCGGCGGCAAGCTGGATGTGGAAGAAGCCCGGAAAAGCTATTCTGCGTATCTTGACACCTTGACGGATGCGCCGGAAAAGAATATGGTATGGTTAAGACATTTTACGGAAAAAAGTCCGACTGGATACGAAGAAGATCCCACACTGGCTGCCCCGTTTGCATATTCGGCAAAAAAAGATAAAATTTTGTACAACCCGAATGCCCCCGGCTTTGCGGAAATGGATTTCGATTTTGCCAACACCCATGAAAACGCACACCGCGCGGACGTAATGCATATGAGGTCATACAGAAATGAAGGCTTTAAGCGTGCCGTACAGCTTGCGGGCGAAAAAATTTTGAAAAACATGGAGGGCTATCAACGGGTGGCGCAAAATATACGCAGTAAACCGTTGAAGGATGTGTTCAGCGCATTGAGCGCGGGAAAACTATATACAGCATTTGGCCATTCGGTCGAATACTGGGAAAGGAACCCGTCCTTTACATTCACGGAGATTTTTGCTGAATTGTTTACTATGGAAACGCAAGGCGATTCGGACCTGTACTTTGTTAAAACGTTGTTCCCGGAGCTGTGGGATGAATACCAGAAGCTGTTTTAGGAGGAATTTCTGATGTCTTTGCCTTTTGTACCAGGCATTGCTGAGCGCATGGAAGAATTGGGCTATGACCAGCTGCTTCGGGCGTATGAGGATAAATACGGAAAGAAGTATCCGCCGTTCCGCATGGAGATACATAAGGAAGGCGGCCTCGCCTACATGGAAGAGCTGCGCGCGCAATTTCCCGGTGAAGATATCGACGCCCTGATCAAGCAGTACACAGATCCCCGGCCGTACAGCGTGATCCAGAAAGAGATTTTGGAAGAGTTTGAAAAGACACTTAAAAAGCCGCTTTAAACGGCGTGAAAACGGGCATAAAATGCCCATAAAAAGATAGCTGAAGGACCCCTTTTCGGGGGTCCTTTTGTTATGCCCCAATATATATATTGTATTTAAAAGGAAGGAGACTGACAACATGGCACTGGAATTTGCCAAAGAGCTTCTTGGCGACGCCTACACCGGGGAGCTGGAAGAAAAGCTGGAGGCGAAGATCAACGAGCTGTACGCTCCAAAGGCGGACCTGGACGCAGCTTCGGCGCGTGCCGACGGCCTGCAGGAACAGCTGAACGCTGCAAACGAAGCCATCGGTAAGTTTGAAGGGCTGGACGCGGAGCAGGTAAAGGCGCGGATCGCGGACTACAAGCAGCGCGCGGAGGCGGCGGAAAAGGACCGGGACGAAAAGCTGGCGGCCGCTGCGTTTGACGCGAAGATCGACAAGGCGCTGGCAGACGCAAAAGCGCACAACCCGAAGCTGGCGCGCGGCGCGCTGGACCTTGACGCTCTGCGCGCCAGCAAGAACCAGGATGCGGATATCGCAGCGGCCATCGCGGCCGTACAGAAAAGCGATGCATACCTGTTCGGACCGGCGGCAGCGGAACCCGCGCCCGCATCCGGCACCGGGACCTCTGCTGTACCGGGCACGGCGAAGTATACCGCCGATGAGATCGCCATGCGCAAGGCTGCGGATCTGCCCGTGGACTGACCGCATCACACACCACACAAAGAAAGGTAAGGTAATCCAATATGGCAAACAACATTGCACTGGCAAAAACCTTCGTCCCCATCCTGGACGAAATCTACAAGCTGGCGTCGCTGACCAGCAAGCTGGACGGCGCTGCGGAGCTGGCACGGCAGGGCGCGAACGCCAATGAGCTGATCGTGCCCATGCTGAGCATGCAGGGGCTGGGCGACTACAGCCGCAACGACGGGTACGTCAAGGGCGACGTCACCATGACCAACGAGACCATAAAGTGCAACTACGACCGCGGCCGCAAGTTCTATGTGGACGCACTGGACGAACAGGAGACCGCGAAAGTGGCCTTTTCCCGCCTGGCCGGCGAGTTCATCCGCACGAAGGTGGTGCCGGAGCTGGACGCTTTCCGCTTCGCATCCTACGCGGGCAAGAGCGGCATTTCCAAGGCCACCGCAGCCGATCTGCCGGACGGCGCTGCGGTGCTGGCGGCGCTGCGTGCAGCCATCACGAAGATGGACGAAGATGAGGTGCCCACGGAAAACCGCCACCTGTTCATCACGCCGACGCTGGACGGCATGATCGCAGACCTGGACACCACGAAGAGCCGTGAGATCCTGACGCGCTTTGCCACAAAGACGCTGGTGCCGCAGACCCGGTTCTATACGGCCATCGACATGCTGGATGGAAAAACCTCCGGCGAAGAGGCGGGCGGTTACAAGAAGGCCACGGGTGCGAAGAACATCAACTTCATGGTGTTCCACCCCTCGGCGCTGATCCAGTTCCAGAAGCACACGGTGCCCAAAATCAAAGGGCCGGAGGACGACCTGGACGGCGACCGCCACATGTTCGGCTACCGCACCGTTGGCATCGCGGACGTGTACGCCAACAAGCTGGCGGGCATCTACCTGCACAGCGCAGCAGAAGCGGGGGCGTAAAATATGCGGACAGTAGGTTTGACTTTTCATGAGGAAACGCAGAGCGCCCCGGCCGTCGAGGCCGGGGCCTCCCTGCCGGAGACCACCGGGACGGCCGCAACGGAAGCGGGAGCACAAAACCCTGCCCCAGCTCCGGCACCGGAAAAAGCGCTGGAGGATATGACGGTGACGGAACTGCGCAGTTATGCGGCGGCGCACGGCATCGACGTGACGGGCGCAGCCAAGAAGCAGGACCTGCTGCTGGCCGTGCAGACGGCGGTAGAACCTTCTGCCGCACCGGCTGAGGCTGTACCCGGTGAGCAGCCGGAGACGGCCGCAGAGTAATACACGGGAGGGATACGCATGGTAGCGGACAAGGAGTTCTACTATTCCACATACCACGGAAAACTTTCGGAGGCGGACGTGGAGGGCTGCCTGGCCCGTGCGGAGTACATGCTGCACAGTCTGACGCTGGACCGCCTGCAGGACGGAGCCTGGCAGCAGGATGAAACGCTGGCGAAATGCGTGCGCATGGCGCACTGCGCGCTGGCAGACGCCCAGCACGCCCAGGACACGGCCGTGCTGGCGGGCGGAAAAGTGACCAGCGAAAGCGTGGGAAAATGGAGCCGCAGCATCCAGCAGGATGACGAACAATCCGGCAGCTTCGAGCGCCGCTGCCTGCGTATCGCCGCCCAATATATCCCCATCCGCAGCGGGCTGCTGTACCGGGGGGTGAGCGGATGCTGACGCCGAACGCAAGCTGCACGTTGTATCTGCAGACGGGGCCGTACCGGTTCAGGCGCATCTTCTGCCCTTCTGTATTCTGGCAGGGGGACGCCGACGGCACATCCGTCATCATCCCGGAGGATCTTCCAGAGCAGTACAAGGGCGAAAAACGGGAGCATGATTTCATCGTCCGTGGCGAGCGCCTAGGCGAGGTAACGGACACGGAGAGTAAAAAAGCGCTGCTTGCGGACAAGCCCCTGACCATCAAAAGCCTTGTACACTGCGCATTCGGCGGCCTGCCCCATTGTGAGGTGACGACGGAATGAGCATACTGGAGCTTGACGTCAAGCTGCCGGAACTGGACGGTCTTGTGAAAGACCTGGGGCTTGAAGAAGGCGGACGCGCCCAGCAGCATCTTGTGAAAAATGTTGCGCGGCGCATCACCAAGTATGTGCCCAAGCGCACATACAGCAGCATCGAGAACGCCATCGCCCAGGGCCAGGAGCCGGCCAACGGCCGCATCGTCATTCGCGGCCCGCAGGTCAAGTACCTGTACTTCGGAAAAGTCATGGCCGGGCGCAAGCCGAAACACGTTACAAACAAAGATATCCGGTACACTACCACGTTCAACCGTCTTGCCGGTCCTTTCTGGCTTGAGCGCCTCATGGCTGCCGAAAAAGACCGGATCATTGAGGATGAACGCCGGAACATTTTAGGAGGCCCATAATGGCTGTTTTAAACGATATCCGCGCCCTGTTCGCACAGTGCCCCGTGCTGAAGGACCTGGAAGCGCGCACCGACCAGCTGGAGACGGACGCCGAGGGGTACGGGATCTTCCCGGCCGGATCTGCCATCATCGAACAGGATATGCGCGGAGCGGCCACCTGGCAATACAACTTCATCATTGCCGCCACCCGCATGACGGCTGATGACATCATGCGGCTGGATAACTGCAACTTCACAGAAGAGTTACAGGACTGGGTCCAGCAGCAAAACCGCAAGGGCGTCCCTCTTTCCGGGGACGGCCTTTCTTTTGTCTCAATTTCCGCCTCAAACGGCGCCTTTACAGACTGGGACGAAAATTTCCAATATGGTGTCTACAAAATTCAGGGCACCCTGATCTATGAAAAGGAGTGACGAAGCATGCCTGGAACATATATTACCCCCATGACATGGAACCGCCGCTGGTGGATCGACCTCAGCGCAAACGATTCGCCCCAATGGGCGGAGGTTTCCGTCGGCATCACATCCCGCGGCAACAGCATCAACGAACAAAGCCAGGAATACTACGACATGGCGGGCCGGGGCGTGGCCGAAAGCGAGGTCACGGGCGTGAGCGTGTCCCGTACCTTCACCGGTTTCCGCAGGTTTGGCGACGCTGCGCAGGACGCCATCATGGACCGCCTGTACGACCTCGACAACCGGAAAGTCAAGTTCATTGAGTGCTATGACAATTTGGGCAGCGGCAAGCCAAACGCCCGTCAGGGAGAGGGCGTGCTGTCCATCACGGACGATGGGTCCGGCGACGCCCAGAACCGTGAAAATATCAGCTTCGGCCTCAAGATCCTGGGCACTCCCCAAAAGGGAACTGTCACCATCGGTGAGGACGGCACGCCCACGTTTAAGCCAGAAGCGGCTGCGGCTTCCGCCATGGTGACTGCGAAATGAGCGCTGGGTTCGAGTTTGCCAAAAAGCACGAGATCACCATTTGCGGCCGTGCATACCCGTGCGATATCTCGGACAAACGGATGCTGGAGGGCGTCACGCGGGATTTTCCCCGCGTGCTTCAGGCTGCGCAGGCATTCTGCGCGATGGATGCCAAGCTGAAGCCGGGCGGACAGGACGGCCAGAGCGCGGACACCATGGCACAGGAGGCGCTGGAAAAATTTTCGCACGCCGTGTCCATGTGCCGGACCTTCATCGAAGGCACGCTGGGCGTTGAAGAATACCGGGAGATCTTCGGCGGCCGCCCGGAGAACATCAACGAACACATCAGCCTGTGCGCGTACATTTACGGCGAGGTCATGGGAGGACGCCGGGAGGTCGTGGAGCAGTTCC